GTAATTAGCATCATCATTTATTGCTGCTGCTAATTCATTTAATGTATTAAGAAGTGCTGGTGCTCCATCAACAAGACCGTCTACTGCTGTTGCAATTGCTGTGCCAGCCGCTGTTGCTGCTGCTGAGATAGCTGCTGCTTGAGCTGCGTTAGCCTTGGTTGTAGCATCTGATGCTGCTGTAGCTTCGGCTGCTGCTTGAGCTGCGTTAGCTTTTGTAGTAGCATCTGCTGCTGCAGTTGATACTGAAGCTGCGTCGCCTGATACTCTAAGCGCTGCTTCTGCGGCTACCTTAGTTGTAGCATCTGTTGCTGCTGCTGAAATTGCAGATGATGCTGCGGCATTAGCCTTTGTAGTTGCATCTGCTGAAGCTGTGGCTTCTGCTGCAGTCTGTGCAGCTGCTGCTGCGCCTGCTGCATCAAATACGCCAGACTTTACGGATAGCTTTCCAGCACCGTTAACTTCAAGCTGTGTTGCTTCTACAGACTTTACTAGAGTCGCTCCACCTACAAGGTTGAGGATGTAACTATCTGATCCTGTTTCTCTAAGGATATTTTGGCCATTGATTGTACCTGTTGTACCTTCAACAATGAGGCCAGATTTAATTCTAAAGTTTTTTACTACTGTTGCCATTTATATGACTCCTCTTGGTGCTTTTTTTTTATTACGCCTTGATTGAAGTTCTGTAATATCTTACTGATATAGAACCGCTCACAGGGGTGACTCTTAAACTAATTATACCTGAATTTTCTTCAAAAGTATAAGTAAAAATGCTTGTGTTAGTGCTTGAAACGATGTTTGATTCGCTTACAAGGATATCGGAACCTGAATAGGTTGCTGCTATCTCTGAAGTGTATACATCTGCACCTTGTGTAACCTGAATGCGATAGTTAACTGTCTTCCAGTCTGCCTTCGCAAAAGAATCGATGTTTGTTGCATTTTCAATCCCATACACTGCAAGGTCGTTATTTCCTTCTAGACCAAGCTGGGTTGAAATAGCATCTGAAGAATTTGAAATTCCAGATACTGTTGTTTGAAGTGTGTTTAACTTATATGTTAAAGAATTTGCATCTGTTGAACCTGTTACGCCAACGACATTCTCTAATGCTTCGATTGCATCATTAGCATTAGCGTGTTGTGCTGCGTGTCCTACTAGCTCATCATTTGCCGCTGGATTTGTAAGGTTGTCCTTACTTGTTGGAAAAGTTGTTGCCATTTATTAAAGCCTCCTGGCGGTATTGCATGTTATCTAATTATATCCTATATATTTTTTTAAGACGGGTAATATCCAGAAGGAAGGCCTTTGATTACCCTATCATCTATTATACCAGTAGAAAAATGAATTCCTGAATAATTTTCAAAGTCTTCTAATGTTCTTTCGGTGAATAGTCCACTTGCATCATCTATTTTTTGTCCGACAATTATCTGCTGGAAGTAAGACTTAGACTCGTTATGCTTTGGATAAAATGTTTCAGGGCTATCGTCCCATATAAGCTTTCTATCTGGTCTTCCGTATCTATGGTACACAAATGCTTTCTTTGGTGTAACAAGATTATAGCCTGCCGTAAAGAATCTTAAAGCCATCATTGGCTCTTCTTCTGTAAATGCAATTTCATCCACAAAAGGAACTTTTTCTATTACGGATTTTTCTGTAAAAAAGAAATGTCCAGACACGTAAGGGCTTAGCACATTAGAATCTGGGTTAGAATATTGTGGACTAAATTGTGGAACAAGGGTAGCCTTAAAATGAGCTACGTTACTTTCAGTCATGTAAAATGTAGGATTCTGTAAAATTTCTGGAATTTGATCATTGCCATTTTCATCAACATCATATGGCGGGACATATGCTGTAAATACTAGTTCAGAAAAATCATTCTTTGCATAGTTGTATTCTTTAATTATTTCTGAATCCCAGTTAGGTATTGCTCTCATGTGGGAGTCCATGTTTAAATAATACTCTTGGCCAGCATAGAATTTATTTGAATTCTTTCTGGCAGGCTGGCATCCAATAATAGATCCTGGAATAAGACAATCTGTTCTAACATTATTTCTCTTTAAAGTCTCTGCCTTATTATATTCAACATTATCGTCTTGAAGGGTTATTCCAAAGAATACTCTTTCTGGAAATTCCGCATTTGCTATAAAGTGGTCAACTGTCTTCCATATCTCTGGATCCTTATATGAAGGTATATTAATAAATATCTTTGCGTCGTTGTCTATCATTAGTTCCTCCATTTTTTCTAATGGTACTGGCTCTGCCGCTTCCCACTTATGAATTGGGCATTCGGCTGCCTGTAACTTAGTTTTAAATTTCATAAAACAGCCACATTTCTTGCATTGTTTTGTAAGACCTATAAATTCTGGGCAGGCCTTACAAATAGAATACCTGTTTGCGGCTTCTTCTGGTGTTGCATATTGACTATTAGGATTTAATAAATCCCAAGGCTTTACTGACATTAAGCAATAATACCATTTCTACTTATTGTGCACAAGCATGCCATTTACAAAGAACCAGTCGTTTGGTTCGCATGACAATTGATAAACGTTGACAGATTGGTCAACTAGGAACTCTATTTTATCTACTAGTGTTTCTCCTATTTGCCCTTGGGAATCAATATGAATTATTGATTCGCCAACTTCAACATAATAAGCTTCTTTGATCTTATATTCTCCTGATAAAGTTTTAACAAAGACTGGTTGAGTATAAGTCATTCTTGTATCTACATTTTCATTAAAATACAAAATATCTGATTCTTGAGTTTCAACAATATCTGTAATTGTTGTTTCAACAAATTCGCCTACTGAAAAATCAGAAGATGCCCAAGTAGAGAACTGGTATGAATCAGGTGTTAAAGGGTCAATTTGATTAATCACAATAGATTTGATCTTATCTCCGACCTGTAAGAACTTGGCTGGCACTTGACCGTCCATAGTGTCTACAAGAGTGTTCTCTTCTACGCAAGGAGGTCCAAACCAAGGAATGTAAATAAAGCTTGGGGGTGCAAAGAATCCTGGTGGAGCAAAGAATCCTGGTGGAGAGAAGAACCCTGGTGGAGCAAAGAATCCTGGAGGTGAGAAGAACCCTGGAGGAGCAAAAAAACTTGGAGGTGCAAACGTTAGTGCTCCACCGCAACATTGCCAACCGTTAGGTACGCTATATGTAGTTGAGTTTCCGAGGTATTCGTATCCTAACTCAGTACATGTATAGGATGTTGGATTAGTATAGGTTCCAGGGCATGTTAGTAAAGGGGTAGGTGTTGGGGTTGGGGTAGGTGTTGGGGTTGGGGTAGGTGTTGGGGTTGGGGTAGGAGTTGGGGTTGGATCGCAAGCAGAATTTCCTGCATCTGCAAGGGCGGCTGCGTAAGTTGTTCTATAAACCGTTTTTGTGCTTTGTTGTCCGCTAGTTGTATATGTGTCTTCTGGTATACCTGTACTATTAGTTAGTGGGCCAGATGCACTTGGGCTTTGGCCATAAGTTCCACTAAAAGGATTACAGACTGAAGTTCCAGTGTAGTAGGTGTACTGGGTTGGTGGGGCAGTTGTTGGAGTTGGTGTTATTGTGGGATCGCAAGCAGAATTTCCTGCTGCAACAAGAGCCTCTGAATATGTGGTTCTGTAAACTGTTTTTGTACTGAATGATCCATCAACTATATATGTATCTGTTGGTATTGTATTGTTTGAAGAAACAAGTGGGCCTGTGACTGATGGGTTTGCTGCATAAACTCCACTAAATGGATTACATCTAGAGGTTCCAGTGTAGTAGGAAACTCCTGCATTTGTTGTAAATTGTACTGTATTAGAGGTCCATGAAGTTTCAGTAAATCTATCTGCTGTTCCTGTAACTACAACCTTATATCTGTATGTTTCTCCAGCTGTTAGGAATGTTAATGGTATTGTGTTTGTTGATCCTGAACCAGAACCTGCTGTCATAGAGGATCCGTCTGGATTTACCCAATAAATTTCCCAGGCTGTTTGAGTTAAATTAGAATTAGTCCAGGATAGGGTGGCAGTAGATTGAAGTATATCAGAAACTCCGATTGCAACAGAAGGCTTAAATGGCTTCATATCTGGAATAACATGCTCTTTAAATGTTGGGCTTTCAAGTGGAGTGTTGTATAAAGATTGTGTATATGGATTATTTACATTTTGTGATGTAATATAAACTGTTAATTGTCCATCTGCTGAGCCAGTGTCTATGGATGTTGTATCATATGCAGTTCCATCAACTACAGTAGTAACATCTTTTTGGTTTTGTACTCCTGGTCCCACCCAATAAACTCTATACTGATCTGCACCTATTGGTTTTACCCATCTTAAATTGATGCGGCCATTCTGTGTAAGTGTGTGGTCTATATAAAATACATTTTGTGGCCTAACAACTTGATTTTGATCATCCGTTGAAATTGAATCTATGCCATTTGTATAAACAGAAACTAAATTATTTCCATTAACATAAACAGGGTCAGATTCTCCAAATTCATTTATAGCAACTACCTTACATCTTAAAACATATCCGATCATCTGCTTATCAATATAAGAAGAGTTTTGATTGTCTCCAAAAGTTACCCAAGAAGATTCTAAATGCGCTCCGCTAAGTGCAAATGGTGCTTTTTGCCATGTATATGTAAACGAGGTTGGCGAGTTTTCCCATGTGCCAACTCCTATAGAGATATATTGTCCAGCTTGTCTATTATTATTTTGCCATGTAAATACTGGAGCTACTGTATTTTTTGGTACTGCTGCCCCAAATTTTTTCCATTGTGAGCCGTCATAAACATAAGATGCCTTTGAATCTTTCCAGGTGGAACCATCGTGGATTGATATTTTTTTGAAAGGTTTCCATGCGGAACCATCAAAAATGTTTAACGGCATCTTCTGTCCCCTTTAGTATTGTATGTAAATGTCGCCAGCTGCTGGGGTAGCTATTGCTGAGTATCCCGTTGCTGATGTTCCATATGCTATTTTATTTGCTGCTGTATTTGACCCTGCATTGTGATATCCATAAGTCTTTGCATTATCTAGAGTTGCATATGTTGTTGCTGCTATTGCTGTTGTTAAGTATAGTGTTAAATCTAAATCTTCCCAAGAAGCGTTTGTGCCATCTGTTTTTAAATATTTTCCAGTGTAGCCCATTTGATTTGGAAGAATTGCATCAAGCCCAGTAACGGTTGCTGTAGAAAAATCTACTGATCCAGTAAATGTCGGAGAAGATAATGGTGCGTAAGTCAATTCTGCTTCGGTAGTATTTAATAATTTTCTCCATGAACCTGAATGTGCGTAGTATGCAGATCCTGTTCCATGTACGTGTGCAAACATGCCGTGCTTTGTAGTTGCCGATGGAAGGTTTGTTTCTGCATCGTATGCCTCCCAGCTTAAATCAGAGCTCTTAACTGTATTTACGGGAAGAGTTACTGTACCAGTAAATGTAGGTGAAGCAAGAGGAGCTTTTAGATTAACAGTAGTTGTTAATGCGGTAAGTCCAGATACGTCTGCCTGTAAAGCTGCTGCAATTTCTCCGAGGGTATTTAATGTGCCTGGTGCCGAATTAATTAAACTATCAATTGCACTTGTTATAGCAGTATTTCTATCTGCAACTTCTGTAGATATTGCTGCAGAAATTGATGATGTAACATCTGCTGATCTTGCAATTGTTGTTGGTACTACTGCAATATTTAATTTAGCTGCTGCGTCTAAACCAGCATATCCAAAAGCCAAATCTTTTTCAGCTTCCATTACATATCCGTCTAAGGTGTTGCTAAGCCCGCTTTGTAAGACATATTTGCTATCTGCTGCTGCAGTTGTAGTGTATGAAGCAAGAAGGTATGCTGACAAATCATCCATTGATCCATTAACAGCTGCAAATCTATCTGTTAATGTAGGATTTAATGCAGATATTGCTCTAGAATTTGTAAAGTATAAATTAGAAGATCCTTCTGCTAGGTCGTTTGTTGTTTTTGAAGATAAATTTGTTGATCCTGTTACTGCTGCGATAGCAGCAGTTCTAGCAGTAGTCTCTGCAGAAATTGCTGCATTTATTGCAATGCCTCTATTAGTAGTTTCTGCTGCAACTGCTGAAGTGATAGCAGAATTTCTAGCTGTAGCTTCTGTGGCAACTTTTGAATCGGTGTATGTGTTGGCAGCCTGAGTTGCTGAAGCAATTGCTGTTAAGTCTTTTGTTTCTGCTGCAGCGATTGCATTTTGCTGTGCTGCTGCTGCTTTATTTGTTGCATCTGTTGTTGAAATTGTAACAGCTTGACTTTTTGCTGTTTCAATTGCTGCATTTCTTAAAGAAACTTCTGCTGCAATTTGAGTAGCTACTGCTGCAACTGCTCTAGCATCTGTAAAATAAAGATTTGTTCCTTCTGGAATTCCAGAGGTGGTCATTGCAGCAAATGCTGAGTTAATGTCGGCTGTAATTGAAAGTGCTGTGGGGAGCTGTGAAGCTGGGATCTTTCCTTCTGAGTTTAATGTTGCCATTCCATTTGCTTCACCCATTTTAAAAGCATATGATGTTATTTGATTCCATCTTTGTCCGTTACCAATTTTAAATTTTAGGGTGTCTGTTTCTATTCCAATTTCACCACTTAAAAGAGTTGGGTTTACTGAAGTCCAGTTAGCTGCTGTATCTCTTCGTAGCTGAATTCTTACTGCCATGTTATGCTCCTCCTGCATCTACTGTATTACTAAAATCAGTACCTGCATTTCCACTATTGTTTATTGTATCATTATTATCTGGCCAATACAAAGAATCTGGTTGTCCAGCATCAAATAATGTTAAAGATTCCCAACTTGCATCTGTAGGACTTGTCGTTGGGGTTCCGCCGTCAACTCCAATTACTTGTGGCAAAATAACTGCGGGAGATGCAGTTTCATTATATTCAACAAATGTAATTGGGTTCTGTATATCTATGCTATGAACGTCTCCGTCAAATGTATGAGTATGTCTATAAAATGGAGTTGGGTCTGTACTTGGAGGGGTTAGTTCAACCCACTCTTCTCCATTGTATATTCTTAAATTTTTACTTAATATATTAAAATAAACATCTCCAGCTTTTGCGTTATCTGGATCTGCCGCAATAGTAAGTAAATTAAGAGCTACCTTCATTTGGCGAGACATTTTTTTATCCTACTACTACTACTCTGTATTCCCCGATTGTCGGAGCAACAGCAAAAGCGATGCTGACATTGTTTTCATCTACTCTTGCAACATCTGCTTCAACTTGTGCAAATGGTGATGCTGCCTGATAAATTTGAACGGTTACGTCAGTAGTTGCTAGTTTATGATTTACTGTATATGATGTTGCAGATGTTGATAGTGTTGTAGCAAACTTTCTTGCTATTGCATGATAGTCTGTTCCATTATTTGTTAATGACCATACATCTGATGTCTCATTCCATAGTATTTCAACGTCTGTCAGGGTTCCGCGTTCTACAAGAATGCCTGCATCTGTAGTTGGTGTTCCTGCAAATCCGCTATTAAGCTTTACCTTATTATCTTCAATGTTAATCTGTGTTGTATTTACAGAATTAACAGTTCCAATAACATTTAGGTTTCCGCCTACCTGCAAATTGCCAGTGATCTCTACGTTGTCTGGAAGACCAATAGTTACTGCTGCATTGTGTCCACTATTTGGAGAAACAGTAACTTCATTTGCTGTTCCAACAATAGTTGCTACATAGTCTCCTGTTGTCTGAGAATCTAGTGGAATAACCAGGTTGGCTTCGCTTGCTCCAGTTAATCTACCTTGCTGATCTACTGTAAATGTTGGTACTTTTGTAATTGAACCATAAGTTCCAGCTGTTACTGCAGTATCATTTAATTTTATTGTATGTGTTCCCGCTACGTCGTTATATGTGGCAGTTAATCCTGTGCCAGATACTACTGTGGAGCTAATTACATCTTGAATTACTTCTGTAGAACCAGATGCTGGTACCCACTCTGTCGAGTTGTAGAAGTAAAGTGTATTTGTTCCAGTGTCAAAGTAAATTTGACCTGCTACTGGATTAGATGGGGCGGACCCTAAGTTTTGAATTCGAGCATTGAGTAACTCATTCTTGTTGAGATCAATACTAACTAAATATTTTTTTGCCATTTGCTATCTCCCTTTATGACAGGTGCGCTGTCCCTGAAAATGGCTGTGCCATTGTCAGCGTTATTTGATTTAAACCGTTATAATCTATACCCACTTCTAATATATCCCCTGCACTTGATTTTACTGTAACATTTGGGTTATACCCTAAGTTATGAAGTATTGGCAATGAATATATACCCTGAACTGGGCCTGTTAATTGTGCTAATTCCCAACTGAAAGACAATGTGTTTGAAGACAGTGTTATTACAGCAGCATTAGCCCATGTTGCATCTGATAATTTTGGACCGTAAAATTTAGAAAGAGATTTGTCGTAATAGAAGTCGCCTTCAAGTCCCAAGTTGTTAGAAGGGACACCTGTGCCGTTAAGGATAGTTCTACCTCTAGGCCCTTGTGGTCCTGGAGAGGAAACTATTACATCATTAACAATTTCAGTTACAATTACTTTTTCGGCCATTATACTGTTACCGATCTATTGAGCGTCATGAAGCCCTCAAGGAGTTTTATTTTATTTGCATTAGAATCAACAAGCATAATGTCATATACTGATTTAGGATAAAAGAGTTTGTTTGTTTGAGTTGGTGTAAGTGTAATGGTCAATTTCCCATTAAGGCCATCAATTACAATTCCACCTGAAGGTGATGTTAATGTGACGGCTAGTTTAGCTCCGCCTTTTATGTCACGGATTTGCATCTTTGCAGATGCGCCATTTAAATCAATTGCATTTCCATTATCGTCTTTGTATTCTAGTACAAAGCTAAATGTAGCATTTTGATCTACTTCGAAATTCTTTTGTCCTGCCATTTGCCATAGTCTCCTAAATAGGAATACTCCTGTACTAATTTTAGCACAGGAGTATTTCTAATTGACTACTTTTTAAGCCTTGTTAACGAAACCGAAATTCTTGTCATTTGGATTAAGTGCCTTTAATAGAACTGGCGCTACTGCTGCCACTCCGCCAAGTAATAGGTCTCTGGGATTTGTATTACCTGTCATGTATAAAGCAAGAGCTGCTGAAAGAAATGCTCTTCCATAACTTGCTAACGCTGCTAGAATCTGTTCTTGCATAGTTACCTTTCCATCTTTGTTTAAATCTGCTTTTGCAAATTTAGCCATTTTATTATCTCCTTGTGGGCAATTTGCCCTTGGAATTTTCGGCCTAAGCCGAATACTATAATTCTACCACTATGCTGAAATATCCACAAGTTCGCAATTTCCATCGGAACTGCAGGCAAGGGTGGCAGAGGGTGATGTTCCGTCTTCTGTCTCATAGAATGAAAGGTCTTCCCAACGAATATTCTTAGGCATCTTTGCAACCAGCGCATCGTAATCTTCCTTTGAAACCTCTTGGTAAGGAGCTTGCTTGTATGTATGATCTGAATGCGGTAGGAATGAAATTCCAGAGACCTCGTCAAAATTCTTATACACCCAAGCGCCAACTTCCATCCATTCATCTTCTTTTACTGAAACGGTAATTGATGGCTTGTGTTCACACCAAGCACGTTGATAAACTAGCCATATGTCTAAGTGCTGAATGGCAGTTAAATCATTTCTTACAATTGCACCATCTGGTGCCTTTACTGGAAATGAAAATACGTAAGTATCATTTGGCTTCATAACATCGTCTTCTACTGGAATGCCCACTTCTTTTAAGAATGTAGAAATTGGATCTCCTTTAGAGCCACGAACTGTACGAATATAATATGGAGAATGCCATGGGTGCATGCCTGAAGATACGCCAACTAGTTGTGAAACGGTTCCAGAAGGCTTGACACAAGTAATTGCTGCAGATTCTGGAATACCAATTTTACCAGACTCTTCTCTGTTTACTTCTCTTGCTTTTTCACGCAAAGTCATAAGAAATGATTCAAGCATAACAATATCTTCTTTTCCAGACATAAATTTGTGACCAAACTGCCCAGTTAAAGAAACTCCGAGTAAGCGCTCTTCTTCTGTATTGTCTTTCCAAATTTTACGTAAGTATTTAAAGTCGGTTAAAGTTGATTGCCACGTTCCAAGAATTGTAGCCAGCTCGACTTTGCGCTGAATATCTTTCTTTGTATCGTTTTCACGTAATACGACTTCTGAAAGATTGCAAAACTGATAAGGACGTAAAATAATTTCTGAACAAGGGTTAGTTCCGTAGTGTATATCTGGATCTCTTCTTCCAAACTTGGCTGCTTGGGCTTGAGCTGCGGCCACATTGTATATACCTCGCTCTCCTGATTTTGAGTCATAAAGAGATTTCCATTCTGCAATAAATTGCTCCATCTCTGGCTTGCGTGAGTATGCAACAGAGTTATTTGATAATGCACGTTGTGGGCTTAGCTCCCACCAATTGCCTGACTTTGCTTGAGCCATCTCAATATCATTAATATTAGAAAGCGAAATCATTGCTGACCTACGTACTCCGCCAACAACTACAACTTCGCCAATCTTGCACATTATGTCGTGACATTCAATTGGCTTAAGATTTCTTCCTGTAGCATTTTTAAATTTAGCAATTGTAAAATCAAAAAGATTTATTAATGGTTGTGGCCCAGAAGATCTGCCTCCCATTGTCTTTAAACGTGCCCCTGAAGGTCTAACTTTTGAAACATCAATAGCTGGAATGTGTCCTGTCCAAAGTAAAGCCAACAGTTCACGATATGCTTTTGCCCAACCTTGTTTTGAATCTTCAACAACAATAACTGTATCTGACTTTTCAAGTTTTTCTGGGACTGGCGGAAGTTTGTTGATGTACTTGTATTCTACTGAAAACCCAACGCCAGTTCCGCACATTAGAACATACATTGTTTCATCAAAAGAACGGGGAGAATCAACTGGAAGAAAAGCACAGTTATATCCTGCAACATTATCTCTTTCTAATGCAGCACCTGAAGTCATTACAGATCTCATAGACGGCATAACATTTCTTTCAAAAACAAACTCTTTTAATTCCGCAACTAGCTTTTCATTTGGAATATAATTGTGATTTACCTTTAGATGATTAGTCATAAAATTAAAATATCTATCTACTGTTTCTCCCCAGGTTTCTCTTCGACCTTCCGACTCTACCCACTTTGCATATCTAGATAAAGCAATAAAGTTTTCATAAGGATTTTCAATAGTTTGCAACATTTATATACGACCTTTTCTCCGCCTTGCGGTATAATTTTGTGTGAAGTCCTAGTGTATCAAACTTTTATTTAGCGGTCTAGTGCCCAAAAAATATTCTGAACGTCTCACATAATGATACATTGTTTTAGTTAACTAAGTTGACATTACTTATATATTAATGTTATGATTATAGTTCGTTATCTCTATAGGAGGAAATGCCAATGGAGAATATAAAGCAACAGTTTAGCGATTTAGTTCGTGACTGGACGATAATAGCAGTAACAATGTTATTTTTGTTTGGTAACTCAGCAAACGCTTTAACTGTAGTAGAACCTTTAGTGAAAACTGAAGCCCAATTAAAGCAAGAAGTTTTAGATAGCTTTAGTAAAGAAATTTACAAGCCATCTGAGATGCTTACAGATCAAGAGTTGTTAACACTTCTGGAGACTGTAGGATTTGAAGGAGTAGGCCTTAAGAAAGCCTGGTCCATAGCAAAGCGTGAATCTAATGGAAGACCGCTTGCATATAACGGGGACAGAAAAACAGGAGATAGTTCTTACGGATTATTTCAGATAAATATGATTGGAAATCTTGGTCCTGAAAGACTTGAGAAATTTGATCTACAGAGTAACAAAGAGTTATTCGACCCAGTAACAAACGCAGAGATAACGTACTATATGACCAATGGCGGTAGTGATTGGTCGGCTTGGAAGGGCATGACCCCGAGAGCTAAGGAATTTTATTTAAAATTTCCGACAAAGTAAAGGAGATGGGATGAGGATACAATATGTATCAACTTACATCTCCATGTCAGAAGATGGATTGGTTGAAAAGCTTTTATGCCCAGTAGACCAGTCCATTCTTTTTTGTAATCAAGATTTAGAAGACAATATATTTCTATACTGCCTACAATGTGAGTATAAAAACAATATGGGATCTTCAACGTATCAGAATATAGTAAAGCTTGTTGAGGCACAGAATAATGTGCGATAAAGAATACTGTGAGTGCAATAAAGAGTCGGCACCAATGCAGGTTACCGACGCTATGGGTAGAGAGGTTTTTTGGCTAGATGCAGGAAGACCAGAATAAAGAAGTTTCAAGTAATCTTGAAGATAATTTGCCTATGGTGAATTATATTATGCTTCATAGAATGTACGACCTTCTTACCTTAATTTCAAATAAAATTGTAGGTAGTGAAGATACTCAAAAAATGATAGAATATCATGAGGCGGGTTACCTATTGGGGCCAGCGCCTTCATTTACACCAGGTGAGGAAGAATAAAATGGAAAAAGAAAAAGTAGTACTACTAATGCTAGAAAAACTAAACAATGATACAAGATTTGCTGGAGTTTCAAGCGGAGCAGATATTGCAGACGTTGAGCAGCAAATTATTAAGAACCAGCCATTCTTGCAGTGGCAAATGGGCAACATGTACGACCTTCTTGTAGAAAAAGGCGTATTAGTTCCTTGACATTATTTAGATAATACTTTATACTTTTAAAGTATTGGTCGAGTTTTGCTCCCAGTATATAAAGCCTCATTCGGATCCGCCTCTGAATGGGGCTTTATTATTTAAGTGGTATAATTATATTATCATGTCCCCTAGAGATCATTTTAAACAAGCAATGCATAGCCCTTACTTTACATCACCTGGTTATGCTGATACTCCGAGTGGCCAATTCGATCAAAAGCTAGATAAAAATCTTAATAAAATAAAAGGATTTTTTAAACGTATAGTTAGGAAGAAGTAATGTTTACTGACAATAAGAATTTTGAGCAAGTGGCGGAGCAAGTATGGGTCTGGCGTAATTTTGTAACAGAAGAAGAAAATAATCAAATCATGTCTATCATGAAAGAATATGAATCTAGATTTGCTGATAACCAAGATGCCTTTAAGTTTGAAGACCAAGCAATCGACTGGTATAAAAATAAAACTGGCCCATTAATGCTTGAACTAAAACCGATTTGGGATAGAATATCCATGGCTTTATATCCAGAGCATTATATACATCCACAACTTTTTGTAAACGTTATGCGTCCAGGAGATGAGGGTATGTTTGTACATGCTGACAGCCCAGGAATGAATATGGAGCACAATTTAACTCAGCTAGACAGATGGTCAACTTGTTGTAGGCTAAGTCACGGCATAGTTACGTATTTTGGAGACTATTCTGATGGACAAATATTTTATCCTAATCTTGAAAAAGATGGATCTGTAAAAGATAGACCTGGGGACGCATTTGATTGTCTAGAAGTAGATGTTCGACCTGGGGACCTGGCAATACACGGAGCCACACATCCATGGGAACACGGTGTTAGAAAAATAACATCTGGAACGCGATATGCATATTCTAACTTCTGCATGGAGCTTGAGCATGCCCCTGGAACTTATGAACTATTTAATCCAGACAAGCATCCTCACATGACAGATGAAAAGGAAATTATTAGCTGGGTGCAAACTGTATATCCTGAAACTACTTTCTGTAAAAAGAAATGTATCTGCGGGCAGTCGGCTGATTTACCGTATTGTGATAACACTCATAAGATTATTAATAAGAAAAAACAAGAAGAGGGCAATTCCGACATTTAGTGCGAAAGTGCAAAAGTGAAAAAATTGAAGTGCGGCGGCGGTAGAAGAACCATTTTAGAATTTAGCATCATACAGGGGATCTCCACTATATTCGTATATTAGATTCATTAGTAATAAACACTCTGTATGGCTTTCTAAGTACCATATGTCACATACCCCTGACTCTGCATTCAAACAAGTCTCTAATCGACTCTTGAGGCCCTTTATGACCCATTCTAGCGAACACCTTGCCATGAACTTATCAGCTTGAAAATAATTACACTCTTCATATCTACGATCTAGCAAGTATTTCGCTAATTGGTCTGCTTTGTCCGAATTTACCATATTGTCCATATTAGCAGTATAGCTATATAGACCCAGGATAGCCAGAGTATTGACCTATAGAGTTTAGAATTCTTCACTGTCTATATCTTCATCTAGGTCAAAATCAAAGATTTCTACTTGTCCCGCCCAATTTAAAAATTTAGACAATGCAACTCCTGAAAGGATTGCTATCGCAATGGTACTTACTAATGCTGATAATTTCTTCATATATATCCTAGTCAACTGCAATATTCATAGCATGATCTGAACAATAATATATCATCTTGCCATCTAGCGTTAGCTTAGATGTATATGATAGTTTTTCACAGTATGTGCAGAATTTCATGATATTAGTATACCATAATTCTAGTCAACTGCTTTATTTCTAATTATGAATTTTTTATTTAAAGCCTTTAAATTTGCAATCTCTTCTACTGAGGTATAAATATTAGCCTGATGAGTATGTGTTGCAAAACATTCTTTTCTAGATATATCACGCTTTTGATTAATTTCATCTTGAGTCATAAATTCTACTTCCTTCTTATATGCATTAGGCATAGGCGACTCTACATACATTCTAATAAATACCTTTTCACCGTTCTTAGTTCCATATACGCCATGATAATGCAATGAAGAGAAAAACATAGCATCTCCAGCTTCAGGAAAATATTCTACTGGCTTATCTATCTCATAATACTCTACGCCATTGTCTGTAATCTTTCGTTCTGCCGTTTCCATATTTATGAATGCCAATCCGCCACCTTCAAAGTCATCATATGGGTATACGTTTAATGTAAATGCATGTGGAGATGATCCCCAAAATGGAGTTCTATCAATATGGTATCCGTTTATAAATCCATCATCACCAAAACTGTCTGCATAGTCTACAAGAAGTATATCTGCAGATCCCCATCCACCAGCCTGAGTTGCTTCTTCATGTGTTGCTGGTATATTGTAGTTTGGTGCTACATCTAAAGACTTTAGATAGTCCATATCAAGATAATTATCTTTATAGTAGTTAATACATTGTGTGTATATGCTTGAAAGCTCTTTAATGATTTCCCCAGGCTCGTTATCTAGATCTCTAGTGTCATAAGGATCTAATGTCGACTTAAATCCAGATATACCCCAATCCATCCAGTCTGTGAACAGTTCGTGCTTTTCGGTTTGAGATTTTTTTATTACATCGTAAGTTTTTTTAGGATCTTTTAATACATTCTTAAATACAAGAACTCCCTTAGTCAATTCAAAAGCATCAAACATTTTTTACCACACAAACTATTTGATTATTGTCTCCACCATTACCAATTTCTTCTTTTGAGTTATAAATTCTGCATTGCCAACCGTATTTAGCAAATCCTTCTTTTTCTTCTTGCTTTAAAAATTCTTCAAACTCTTCTTCAGACATAGAGTTCTTTTTAGCATACCACTCTGGTTTAAATGATGCTGTTAAGAATTGACGAATGTAAAATTTATTTCCTATAACTGGCAAAACTGCATGAAATACATCTGTTCTAAAGAGCAGACCATCTCCAGCTTCCATCTTGTATCTAACTGGAGGATCAATCATCAAACATTCTCTTTCTTTGCCATCAGCATCTATATATGTTGATTTTTCTGCATCCTCTGTATTAATAATTAAAATATCTCCGCCTTCGTAATTGTCATTAGTATAAATATTAAAATTGAATATATGGGGAGTCCCACCAAACCAGGGCCTTCTGTCTTGATGATATTCCATAGACAATGGCTTTGATTTATCTGTATTTTCTGATTCTAAAATTACTACATCTGCAGTGCAGTATGTTGGATGCTTTCTAGCTTCTTCCATAGTTGTTGGAATATCTGAATCTTCGCCTATCAAATCAAAATAATTTTTATTTAAATAATTTTCTTTATATATCTTCATTACATTCCAGAATATGTCTAAAAACTCTCTCAGGTATTCCCCGCCCTCATTTTCACACACCTCATATGAAGAATCTTGATATGGATATGCTTTTGAGTATTGACCCCATGGACGCCAGTCTTCCCAATTTCCAAACCACTGGTCATTATTGGTTTTAGAGCGTATAATGAAATCCTGGGTCGCAGCTGGATCCTTCAATGTATTTTTGAAAAGGATTACGTCTTTGGTGAGTAGTTTGTGTTCCATGATTTTCCTTACGCTAGATTATAATTATAGCATTGGTTGTATCACTTGATCTTAGGTCTTAGGTCTTACTATATATAATATATTTAATATTTATTGATTTACTGACCCCCCGACCCCCCTAGAAAAGTATAACATTTGTATTTTCGGTGTCAACCCCTTTTCAAATTTCAGAAAATGTTAATATATTTTTAATTTGTACGATACACATATAAAACAAAATCGGACATTTTGGATAGACCGCCCATAATGAGCGTGTGCCTATGATCTTTGTGGCGCATATCACAGGGTTATTCTAAGATTTATTCCGACACGCCCGACAATAGGGGTCTAAATGTCAGTGCCCCTTGCTATGATTAAGGTATAAAGAAAGTAAGAAAGTCTTACTAAGAAAGGTTAGGTCTAAAATGACTAACAGAATTTGGGAAAGTCGTAACGACTACCTAGTAGAGTCAGACGCTAAGCGTCTTGGCTATGTATCCTGCTCAGCAGGTTGCGGTAGAGTAACCGCATACTCCCTATGCGTAATGTGTGGCGGTAACTACGCCGAGCATAACCTAGTAGGTGTGAGGTAACTCACACTAACGCCTAACGGCGTGTCGGTGGTAAATGTCAGCCCTATCGGCTACAATTCCACTATAACAACTAAATAAGGGTATGAGCCTAGCAAATAATCCGTAAGGTGAGCCTAGCGAATAAGACCCCCTAACAATTACTAACGAAAGAAGAAATAAATGTCATACATATACAACACACGCACTAACAGCGTATCTAAATGGGAAACTATCCAAGAAGATGTCGCAGACCAATACTCCTACCTAGATGAAGAGGTAGATGTAGAAGATGAAGATTTAGAAGATGTAGAACTAACAGATGAGCAAGTAGATGCACTACTAGCAGATATGGAATGGGTGGCGTAAGTGGGTTATGTAAAGGCTTTCCTAATGGATAACGAGGGAGCGGGTTGGGTTGATTTGTCAGACCTACCCGATACAATAAAACTAGATATAGAAATCGCACTACTACAAGAAGGAGCACTATAAATGACTATCACTTACTCAATATGGGACGGCGCACAACTACTAGGCGTTGATTTCAAGGCAACTAGCGCAGATGAAATGAATAAGGTCGTAGCAGACCTAATGAAAGTTTCTCGTAATGTCGTAGCACATATGCGAAAGGTTGAAATGTAATGATACCTACAGGATTTGAGTTATCTATAACTAACGAATACGGATTTGAGTTTGATAGTTTCTTAGGGGCTATCTACTTACCTTGGCACACTATTATTATCACCGCCCTAGCACTAATCGCTTATAAGATTTATAAGAGAAAGAAGAATAAGTAATGACTACTAATCGCCTACTAACTACCGCCGTCCAATTACTACTAGCGGGCGTTACTATCCCGCTACTAATCGCCGTAATCAAAGATATAAAAAATGGGGGACTAAATGAATAAATCACAATTAGAGAAAGACTTAGAAATAAAAGAAAGCTTTATAGATTTACTAAATGATATTTATCCTACTGTAAAAATCGGTTACTCTACATTCACACCCGCCGAAATTCTAGAGTGTTGCGATCCCGTAGCGTTTGCGATTGGATTAGTGGAGCACGAGGATTATTTAGCAGAATTAGAAAATGAATAAATAAATAACGGCGTGTCGGCTTGACAAATCGGCAAGCCGCCCGCATATGTATGGGGTTATCCACAGGGTTAAGAGAGTTATCCACAACCCCTGGAATTTGCAGCACGACACGCCCGAGATCTTTGTGATGTTTATCACAACACCCACGCTCCACATATTGAGACAAACTCTTGCAAAATTAACACTTTGTCAGTCCTATCCGCTATAATGTCTACTATAACAACAACGAAAGGAAGTCAAATGAATCTAGATGAATTCAAGGCTCATGTTACAGAAACACGCAAGCAATCTAAAATCGAGGCGATGTCAGTCCTCTCTGCTACAATTACCAAATCAACAACAACGAAAGAAGGTGCCACTAATGGCAACTAAACTATACACAATCGAAAACTTGCTAATCGGCAAGAATTACCGCTCAAACTCTCGCCACTTTTCAGGTGAGATTATTTCTGCAACTGCTCGCCCTGAAATTTGGTATGGCGAAAAAACTGAAGCGTTTTTAATCGAAGTTAGAACTGGTGGCTTGCGAAATAAATTCGCAACAATCGCAGTAAAGGTTGGTGAATAAATGGGAATGGTAAAAGATAGCCTTGACGGGATTTTTCTTTGCGATAATTGCGACACTCTCGCAACTGTATGGCAAAAGGGAAACACAATTGAAATCACACAATGCAAATGCGTAACACTAGATTGGGAGAGCGACAATGTATAAAATAACTTTATCTTATGACGGAAATGCACCACACTGGCAACAAGACTACGCAAGCGAATTTGATGCGTGGAAAGATTTCTTTGCATTTACTGATTGGGGATTTGCTAACGAATTCTCAACTGTAAATATTTACAATTCAGAAATGAAATGCTTTACTAAACATTTTTATCGTGAGGAAAGAAAGGTCGTAACTGTAAAATGACAATGACACGCAAGCACTTCGAGGCAATTGCTGAAATCTTAAATTATAATTCAGGTAAAACTCACCCTGCTGTTTTTTCTAAAATGGTTTTAGACTTTGCGGAATTGTGTGCAAATGAAAATCCTAATTTCAATGTAACTAAATTCTATGAAGCGAGTAACTATGTCATTCCAAAACTCTCTACGAGATAAAGTAAAACGCATTCAGGAATTGCGTCGCAGTAATGCGGCGCAACCTGTTCGCAATAAAAAAACTTACACACGCAAGATCAAACATAAAAATAAAAATGCAGAGTAATGCATAAGTATGCAGCTGGCCCGCATATGTGCGGGGTCGGGCGTGTCGTTATGATGTGATCTAAATCACCCTGGAAATTTGCGTGTCGATTAGGAAATGTCAGTCTGTTCTGTTATAATTCTCTTAACTACCAACGAAAGAGGTTCCTCATGGAATTATTTACCGTCGCTTGCTTGAACTATGAAATTTGTGGCGCTCAAGAAACTTTTGATTCTGTTGAAGAGTATGAAATTTATGGAGATGACTGGACTTGTGGCGAATGCTACGATTCAGAAGAAATGGAATTCTATGAACTAGGTGGCTGGGCGGATTCCGACGCCCTTGCTTCCGCTGGCCATGGCATGGATGAGGATTACTAATATGTCAGACGTCACCGCTATAATTACCCCTATGAAATTAAAACGTTCTAATGACCGCAAGGTGGCTAACCTTGTCACAAAAAATGGCAAGCAAGCAGCAATTGCGAACACGTTCGGATTACCTGCAGGCAAGGCCTACTCGTGCCCTGGCGCCACTAGTATTTGCGAAAGCGTGTGCTATGCGGGAAAGCTTGAAAAGTTATTCCCTGGCGTAAAAACTAATCTGTTACACAATTGGGAATTGTTACGCAATGCAGACAATGACACAATGGTGGCCCTATTAGAAGAAATGATTATTGATTTTGTTTCTGATTGTGATAAGAAGAGTGCTCCTAAGTTATTCCGTATCCACTGGGACGGCGATTTCTTTAATGATATTTATACATATGCCTGGAAGACTGTTATCATGAACCACCCCGATATTCAATTTTGGGTTTACACACGTGTAAAGTCTGCAGCGCTTATTCTTAAGGATGTTGTTAATCTTTCACTGTATTATTCTACCGATGATGAGAATAAGGAAATAGCATTCGATTTAAAGAAGAATTCTAAGGTCCGCCTTGCTTACCTAGGCAAGACATTCGCGGCCACCGAAGACACGATGAAAGAGTTAACGGGCAAGCCTGGCGCTAAGTGTCCCGAGAATATGAAATCAATTCCGCTTATCTCTAGCAATGGGTCCGCCTGTGTTTCTTGTGGTCTCTGTGTCTACGGTAAAGCAGACATTCGATTTTCTGCGAGTAAAAAATAATGCATGATGTTATTGGATCCCTGATCGGAATTATATTAATCATGTTTTTATTATCACCAATTATTTTAACGGTGTACATGTTGTGGAGCTCTAAAATAGATATCGATAACGACGGCCAGGATGATTTGCCTTATCGTTGGGAAAATAAATAGGCTGGTACCCTATCGGCGTGTTCCCTTGACAAAAGGGGACCGCTGCCCCCATATGTGCGGGGTTATCCACAGGCTTACGGGAGTTATCCACAGACCCTGAAAATTTGTGAGAAATATCACAAAGCTCCGACACGCCGAGAATGGATTAGGTAATGTCAGTGCCCTATGCTAAAATACTCTTATCCAACCAACGAAAGGTAACAAATGTCTAATCTAATGAAAGTTCCACACACAGTTGAGTTCGAGGCAGTAATTGACTTGGACAAGATTCCCGCTAACTTACTACCTGCGCTAATTGCACTTGACACTTATTCAGTTACAAAGATGTGCAAAGAAGCAACACTACACGCACTTGGAATGTCAAATGTAATTCCACTTGCTAATGAAAATAACACTTGGGCTGAAGTAACAATTAAGGAAGGTAACTAACAATGGGAAATAACACTGCGCTAGATTTAGCAAGCGAGTTTGATTTAGAACAAGGTATTGCTTATCACTTACAAGGTAATCATTACCCGCCCGTTCCACTTTCTATGGTGAAGCCTTGCATCGATGCTATCGATGCTTGGTGGGAAGAAGATTCAGATAGACTAATTGAAATGCCTGAAGGCGTATCTTATCGTGGAGATAAGTTTGCACCTGCTCACGCAATAATTGACCAGCATCACCTACACGCTTGGCTGCAAGATACCGACTACTGAGATCAAAACCAGGCGTGTGAGATTACTCACACGCTTGGCATCTCAAATAATAAGATTGGGGTAGTAAATGTCAGACCCCTTTGCTATAATAAGACCCTACAAGAAAGGAAGCAAAATGACAGTAAATGGATACACTTACAAGGTTGGCGATTTATTCACCACCCTAAAGTCAAAAAAGACAGGAGTAATCAAAGAGATTATTCCTAACGCATC